TAGTTGACTTGGAGTATGAGGAAAGTGCGGAAGAGTTCCATGATCGCGTAGAGGCTTTAAACTATGCGATTAGTAACGGAGTTTTTGGGGATCGGGATCTTTGGATTATGGGATCACACCCTGATGATGAGGCAAATGAAGCCATTGAGTCGGATGATTTTGAAGAGTTCAATGAGATTTCGTATGCAATGTTATACATACAGCGACTTGAAGATTTACAAAACGCAGTACATAAACTAAAAAATACAGATTATTACTCGTTTGTTTTTGGGGATGATGAGCCGCCGCATGTATTTCAACTAAGAGAGTCATTCTATAACGAACTAATAGAGAGATAACATGCGTAAAAAGACAATGAAGAAAGCGGGTGTAAAGAAAAAGTCACCTACAAAAGCAATGGGCGGAACTATGAAAAAGGCTGGCGTGATGAAGAAGCGTCCAACCGGAATGAAAGGTGGCACCGCTAAGAAGGCTGGTGTGATGAAAAAACGCCCAACAGCGATGAAAGGCGGAACCATGAAAAAAGCTGGTGTGATGAAAAAGCGCCCAGTGGGAATGCGTGGCGGAAGTCAAAAGAAGCCAAAGAACGGTTAGATGTCTACTTACACATTTGATCTTGATTTAGGTGATGCGGTAGAAGAGGCGTTTGAGCGAGCAGGCTCTGAGCTAAAAACCGGATATGATTACCGAACTGCTCGTAGAAGCATGAATCTAATGTTTCTGGAGTGGCAGAATCGTGGGTTGAATTTGTGGACAATTAAGAGTGGGTCTCAGTCACTAACGGCTGGGACATCCCGTTATTCATTAGATGGCAAGATACTTGATATTGTTGAGGCGTTTATACGCACTAACAGTGGCAATACATCTCGTCAGGTAGACCAGAACCTTACTCGCATATCTGTAAAGCAGTATTCGCATCTTACTAATAAGCTAACTCAGTCTAAGCCGTTACAGTTTTGGCTTGAGAAGTCAGATACTGTTTCATCGGTAAATCTTTGGCCTGTGCCAGACTCAACAGAACCTTATCTGTTGGAGTTTTATTATATAGAGCGTATAGCAGATGCAGGTTCTGCTGGATCAGACAATCCAGAAGTACCATCGAGATTTTTGCCATGCCTTGTTTCTGGCCTTGCATATCATATTGCATTGAAAAAACCTGAGCTACAGGATCGTATTGGGCTGCTTAAACAGCTTTATGATGAGCAATGGCAGCAAGCTGTAGATGCGGATCGAGGCAAAGAGTCTTTATTCTTTGTGCCCGGAGGATATAGATATTGAGTGTTTACGCTAGAGGCAAACATGCTTTCGGGTTTTGTGATGTAACAGGGTTTCGATATGCTCTGAGAGATCTTGTCCCTCTCATTAGAGATGGAAGAGATACAGGCTTTCGTGTTGGTTTCGATGTCTTGGATAAAGACAATCCGCAATATGAGCTAGGCCGCATGAAGATGTCTGATCCGCAGGCATTAAGGAATCCTAGACCAGATACTGCATTAGAAGAAAGCAGGATTCTTGGTGCGTTTGATCCGGTAGGTGGCGGGATAACCGAGCTTGGATCAAGAACCGTCGGCTTAGACATTACTGGTGAAATAGGCCGAGTAACAGTGGTGACAAGCTAATGGCGTGGACATATACGACACTTACTCAAGCAATCAAAGATTACACAGAAAATGACGAAACAACATTTTCTAATAATATTGCTGTATTTATAACAACTACCGAGCAGTTAATACTTAGAACGATTCAGTTACCAGATTTCAGAAAGAATGTTACTGGAACGCTGACATCAGGTAATCAATACCTTTCTGTCCCGTCAGACTTTTTATATCCATACTCACTGGCGTATGACAATTCTGGATATAACTTTTTGATTTTTAAAGACGTTAATTTTATCCGAGAGCTTTATCCTGTTGCATCAACTACTGCTGCACCAAAGTATTATGCTCAGTTTGATGAGTCATCATTTATTGTTGGCCCGACTCCTAACTCTAGTTACACCGTAGAGCTTCATTACTTTTATGAGCCAGAGTCAATTACTGTTTCATCAGATGGTACGAGTTGGCTGGGCACAAATGCAGATAATGCGTTGTTATATGGCGCTTTGATGCAAGCATACATATTTATGAAGGGTGAGCCAGATTTGATTCAATTGTATCAGCAACAGTTTGAAACCGCGCTAGGACAACTGAAGATGGAAGGTGATGGGTATAATCGCACTGATGCGTATCGCACAGGCCAAAAGGCTCTTAAAACAACGTAATGGATAACGCAGTACAAATACAGTTAGGCGCTTTTGAGGTAGCCACTACCCAGAATAAAGGCCATGACATCGAGTTCTGGGCAAAGACAGCGACAGATAGGATTGTAAACATTGGCGGCAATGCTCATCCGGTTATTGCTCAACAAGCAGAAGCGTTTAAACAGTCTGTTTTTCAAACAATAGTGTATTATATGCAGCAGTCTGCATTAAGCGAAAAAGCAACACTTGCTGGAGAAATGGAAAAACAAGGTCATAGTGATATGGCTAAAATTATTAGGAGTCTGTAATGGCAATATCAACGGCAATGTGTACATCGTTTAAGCAAGAGTTATTGGTTGGCACCCATAACTTTACAGCTACTAGCGGAAATTCATTTAAGTTAGCGTTATACACATCAAGCGCATCATTAGGTGCAAGCACTACCGCTTACACAACAAGCAACGAGGTTTCTGGGACAGGGTATACGGCAGCAGGCTCTGCTCTTACCAATGTTACGCCAACAACGTCAGGCACAACCGCATTTGCAGACTTTGCCGACTTGACCTTTAGTTCTAGCACTATTACAGCAAATGGCGCATTAATTTATAACGATACCAATTCGGATAAAGCAGTATGTGCGTTAGCGTTTGGGGGAGATAAAACGTCTACTGCTGGAGACTTTACAATTCAGTTTCCAACAGCAGATGCCTCTAATGCAATCATTCGCATTGCGTAGCGAGTAATATGTGGCAGATCTTAATGGGTGGGGCAGAGGCACTTGGGGCGAAGGCCCGTGGGGTCAAGCAGATCCTGTTGAGGTTACGGGTGTTTCAGGCACTGGTGCAGTTACTACAGTTACAGTCAACGCAGGGGCAGATGTTTCTGTCACAGGCGTTTCTGCAACAGGGTCAATCGGGTCAGTCACAATCATCGAAGGCTCGGGTGTTACTGTTTCCATCACTGGTGTTTCAGGCACGGGTTCAGTTGGATCGGTTGTTGTTACCGGCGATGCGAATATCAGTGTTACTGGCGTTGTTGGTACTGGAGCAATTGGTTCGGTTACGGTCAGCGCAGGTGCGAATGTTTCGCCTAGCGGAGTTGCAGGCACAGGTGCAATCGGGACGGCTACGGTTAATGCTGATGCGAATGTTTCAGTTACGGGCATTGAAGGCGTCAGTGCGATTGGCACAGTCACCGCTACAGGTGGCGCAGTTATTTCTCCAGCGGGTGTGGCTGGCACTGGTGCGATTGGTACGATTTCTATTGGATTGGGTCAAACAATTGTTCCAACGGGTGTCGCAGGCACTGGAGCGGTTGGATCTGTATCTGTTGCTGCAAAAGCGGATGTTAGCGTTACGGGAGTATCTGCAACAGGTATAGTTAATATCGTTAATGTTTGGGGTCTTATAGATGCTAGTCAAACTCCAAATTACTCAACTATATCGACTAGCCAAACACCGAGTTGGACTGCTATTACCGACAGTCAAACTCCTAATTGGGAAGAGGTAGCTTAAATGGCAACTTACGTTAACGATCTACGCCTAAAAGAGATATCTACTGGCGATGAGGCAGGTACTTGGGGAACCAGTACGAATACAAATTTAGAGTTAATTGCAGAGGCTTTTTCCTTTGGGACGGAAGCTATTACGACTAATGCTGATACTCACACTACTACTATTGCTGACGGGTCTACTGATCCGGGCCGCAGTCTCTTCCTCAAATATACTGGCACTCTTGATTCAACTTGCACCATCACTATAGGGCCAAACACGGTC